TCACTACTTTTATTAAAAAAAACGGCTGGAAAAATGGAATTTGCCGAAATCATTAAAAAAACTCAATTAAAGACTGTTTGCAAGGCAATTGATGCCTTTGGTCCGGATTTTTTGGACGCCGATGTTTGCCGAAAATTTGTTTTCAAATATTTGCATCCGGAAGGCGCCAGGTGTCCGGAATGCGGCGCGGGGCTGGATGAGACGAAGTCGTCACGGTTTTGGCAGGGAAAAGCCGTAAAATGCCGGCAATGCGGAAAAACTTTTACCATACGCACTGGCACCGCCCTGGCCGGCAAGGGGTTGTCCGTCCAGGAAATCGTTTTGATGCTCTGGTTATTGTCCCGCGGGGAAACCGATATCCGGATTGCTAAAATAGTTGGTTGTAACCGGGAGACCGTCCGCTTGTGGCGCCGGAAAACAACTTAACCAGTAAGAGGATTAAAAGGAGAATCATGAAAGTTGCTGTTTGCGGCCCAAGATGGGTTCAGAAAATTGACCTAGAAAGTGTTCTGCCGGAAGCAACATCCACGATTGTTTCCGGAGGCGCCAGGGGCGTTGACACCCTGGCGGAAAATTTTGCCCGGCAGCGCGGGCTTAAAACGATCATCCATTATCCGGACTATAAGCGTTATGGCCGGCGGGCCCCGCTTGTTCGAAACTCCCTGATTGTTGGGGATGCCGATCAAGTGATCGCCTTCTGGGACGGGGTTTCCCGCGGAACCCACGACACCATTAAGAAAGCAGAACGAAAAGGCAAACCTGTTCTGATTGTTTCTGTGGAGGTTGGGCGGAATGACGAATAAGTGCATGGTCTATGTTTGTTGTCCGTATTGGCATGAGGATGAAAGCGTCAGGAATTACCGCCGGCGCAAGGCCATTGAATATTCAACGGTCCTGGTTAAAAAGGGTGTGCCCTGCTATTCGCCCCTGCTTTATACAGAGCGGTTCAAGAATGACAACACCAAGGAAGGCTATTGGATCGAGCACGGCCGCCGGATGCTCGATGCATGTGACGAAGTGCGCGTGTTATGCCTGGATGGCTGGGAAGAAAGCAATGGTGTGAAAGGCGAAATCCAGAGGGCTGAAGAGCTGGGCCTTGAAATCAAGTATATCGAAAAACACAGCCGACTGTCTTTCCATGGCAGCCGGACCCTGGTTGATTCAAAAACCCGCCGGGTCATTTTGACAGAAATTGAAAAGCACCAGCCCGAAACCATTGTCACCCATGGAGAACCAGAGGGCGCCTGTGCTCTTGCCAGGGAGATAAGCAGAAAAGAGGGAATCCCTTTAAAGCTCCATCATCTGCAGCACAAGTACCTGGCAGGGCAATTTCATCATCGGTCAGTGGCTGTTTTGGAAGACTGCGATCATGCCATATTCCTTCACGATGGCATAAGTCAGGGATGCAGCAATGAACTGGTTTTAGCCCGTAAAATGGGTATTCCCTATACCTATTATGTTCTGGAAAACGGAGTCCTGGTCCAGCGCGATGCCGAGGATCTGGCCAGCCAGGATATTGGGGTTGATCTGCTGGGGGACCAGTATGAGGCAAAGCTGGATCAATCAGCCAGAAAAACCCCGGAGTACAGAAAGTTTGTCAAGGCGGTTCTGGAACGGGACAATTACACCTGTCAGTTTTGCGGATCCAAGGAAAACTATACGGTTCATCATCTTATACCATTTTCCAAGCATAATGAGCTAGCATTAGATCCCACCAATGGGCAAACACTTTGCAAAGACTGTCATGAGGGAGTCCATGGAAAGAGACGATACAAACGAGCCTAACAAGGAAGTTATTGGCAAGATAGCCGGCTATATGCGAGTTGGGGCTGATTTCTTTTTGGCTGCTGCCGCCTGCGGGATTTCTGAACGGGTCGCAGTGGAATGGAAAGAAAAGGCCTTGGCCGCTGAAAGGCAAAATGCCGGGGATGTTTACCAGGAGTTATACGAGGCAGTCAGACAAGCCCAGGCCCATGCCGAGGTGATAGCCCTGCAGCGATTGTCTGCAGAGGGCGGCAGTGCCGGGGCTAAATGGCTTTTGGAGAAAATGAACCCGGACAAATACGGCAAGGCCGGCAGTAAGAAGCCGGATGAGGGAAAAGGAGTCCAGCAGGGGGACATCAAGAAGGTAAACGACGCCGGTGGCCTGGAACAAATAACCTGGGAAACCCTTGAAGATGGCGAAAACGCCGGGGACTGCCTTGCAGAATAAAGTCGAAAAACTGCTGGAAATTGTCACGGATACTGAAAAGACGGAATTGACCGTCTTAAACAATGCCGTGGTCAAAAACATCCGCGCTTATCGGGCGGATCCTTCGGCCGCAAATAAAAAGAACTGGGATGCGGCACAAGAGGGGTTTGATAACCGGGTCAGGCAGTTATGGGAAAAGTATTTTGAGGATGAAGAAGCCGAAGAGGCTTCAAAGTTAAAAAACATCCCTGCAGTGGTTGACTATCTCGACGGTCAGGGCTGGAAAATTTCCAAGTCTGCCGCTTACAAGCACAAAAAGGAAGGCAAACTTCGGCCAGGATCAGACGGCCGGTTTTCCTTCAGATCTGTTGACAAGTACGCCAGGCAGTGGCTGGAAAAAAAGGACGGTTCTGAAAGCGAATCAGCAGAAGATTTGCAGGCGCAAAAAGCCCAGGCAGAATTAGAAAAGATCAAGGCCCAGGCTCGACACTGGGATACGAAAACAAAAATCGAACTGGGCCAGTATGTTCCGCGGGAAGACTGGGACCGGGAACTTGCCGCCAGGGCCCGGGTATTTAAATCCGACATTGAAAATTTCATCCGGACCGAGGCAACCGAAGTGATCCGGATTGTCAACGGCGATCCTGACAAAGCACCGGATCTGATTGAATACTATTTACGCCAGGCTGAAACCTGGATGAACCGATACACCCAGGAAAAAACCTGGAAAGTCACGGGAGGTGAAAATGAACACAGCTGAAGATTTGACTGCTGCCGAATACGAGTTTGAGTTCACCAAGGCTGAAAAGCGGGTTTTCCGGGCAAAAGAAAACCTTACGGTATCCGAACATGCTGAAAAGTTCAGGGAAGTCACCCGGGGTCCATGGAAAGGGCCATGGCGGAATGAAAATACAGAGTATTGCCGCTTTCCCATGGACCTTTTTAACAAGCCGTCTGTCAGGCGGATTTATATGTGCTGGGCGCCCCAGACAGGCAAAACCCAGGTAGGGGCAAACTGTCTGGACTATGTGATTGATCAGGATCCGGACACGGCATTTTATGTCATGGCCTCGGAGTCCACTGCAAAGCGGATTGCCAAGCGGCAGTTAATTCCCATGTTTCGGGCCCATCGCCGGGTATCAAAGCTTTTGTCCCGGCGCGCCGATGATACCTCCACGCTTTCGGTAAGCTTTCAAAACGGAATGGATTTGTTGCTGGCCTGGGCTTCGTCTGTTTCCGCCCTGGCCTCAGAGTCTGCCCGGTATATGTTTTTTGATGAAGTCGATAAATACTGGCCCAGGATCAACCTTTCCCTGGGTGACCAGCGGACAAACGCCTATCCGTTTACCAAAAAGCTGCTTTATTTCACCACGCCGGAAGACACGGAAGCCCCGATTACGCAGTTGATCCGCTACGAAGCCGATCTTCTGTATATCTATCATGCGGTATGCCCCATGTGCGGTCATTTCCAGCGCATGATTTTTGACAATATCAAATGGCCTTCGGAAATCAGGGATTTCCGCAAAATTGAAAACAGGAAGCTGGCTTATTATATCTGCGAGTCTTGCGGTATGGGCTGGAATGACAGCCACAGAAACATGGCGGTTAAACGCGGTGGATGGGTCCCTTATCATCATGACAGTGACTGGCCGGATGGAAAGCTTTGTCCCATGGAACCCGATGAAGTTCCGGAAAGACCCGAAAATGTGGCACTGCACCTGCCGGCCTGGTATTCGCCTTTTGTGTCTTTGTCTGAAAACGCCGGCATGTTTTTGCGCGGCCTGGCTGATCCGGAAAAGCTGCAGATCTTTGTCACCCAGTATAAGGCAGAGCCCTGGAAACAAACCGTATCCGAGCTGACCGAAGACAAGATCCTGGCCGCCAAGGTTAAGAACCTGGATGCGCAATATGTCCCGGAAAGCGCTGTTGCGCTTACCTGCGGAATTGATGTCCAGAAGTACGGGTTCTGGTTTTTGGTGCGCGCATGGGCCCGGGATTATACCAACTGGTTAATCCATTACGGATTTCTTTCATCATGGGCAGAGATCGAGGATCTTTTATTCATGCGCGAATACCCCCGGATCGATGGCGGCCAGGGCTTGCGGATCTGGCGGGCGGGCTTTGATACCGGCGGTGGAAAATACCAGGAAGAATATTCTTCGGCCGAAAAAGTTTATTTCTGGATTCAGGAAAATCGAGGGCGCGGCTGCCAAATCTGGCCCACCAAGGGCGCAAGCCGGCCGCTTGCAACCAAGATTTCCATTGGAAAATCACAGGAAAGGGCGCCCAGCGGAAAAGCCATTCCCGGAGGCCTCCAGATCATCAGCCTGGATACCAACAAGTTAAAGGATCTTTACCACTTCAGGGTTGCCAAGGCTGTGGATGAAGGCGGGCCCATGTCTGCCTATCTGAACCAGGGGGTAGGCCGTGACTATTCAAGGCAGATCCTGGCCGAAGTCAAAGAAAAACAAAAAAACGGAACCGAAGCCTGGGTGCAGAAGGCCCGGGACAATCACCTGTTTGACTGCGAGGTGATTGCCCATGCCCTGGCTGACCCGGAATGGCCCGGCGGCGGGGTGCATCTGCTGTCTGATTTGGCAGACGACGCCCCGGCTCCCAGAAGGCCAGCACAACAGGTAAACCCGCGCGACCGGGCCACGGCAATACGAGAACGAATCCGAAACAACCGAAGATAAGGGGGTCCCATGACCGAAAATCAACACGCATTTGTCTACCGCCGCAACCGGCCGGATTTGCAGGATGGCAGCCAAGCCCGCACGGATCGGCTACTTAACATCGACCAGGTCCGCCGCCGGCTCAACTGCTCCAAGTCCCACGTCTATAACCTGATCCAGGCAGGGGATCTGCCGGCGGTTACCCTGGGGGCGTCCAGGGGAAAAAGGGTTTATGAGGCAGAGGTAAGTCTGTACTTGGAGCGCAAGCAAGATGCGGATGAGTAACAGCGGGAATTGTTTGGCTATCCGCATAAAACCGCTATTTCAGATGTTAGCCAATATTGGAAGTGCTAATGTTCGCACATGATTTAATAACGGATCTGAGTTTTGTTGATACAGACAAAACTCATTCTCATTTTGGCCTTGGATCTGAATATATAGAAAATATAAAGAATTCTTTTCATTTTTTTTTGGGTGATTCTAAAGAAATTTTGAGTTTCGCAAAAAGAAAGGAATATAAGGGGCAGCGCCCTTTTTCTGGTTTGTTGGGGTATGATGTTAAAATGCCTTTTCCGAAGTGTCTTTTTTTCTTTCAGAGTCCAAAGGGGGTTAAAGTTGCGTTATACGCTGAGGAGTTCGACACGGGCGATAAAATAAATCTTTATTGTTTTATCAAAAAATCTCGAGCAACAGGATGGGGAGTTCCTTGTCACAAGATAACGATCTCTTATTTACTAAACCCAGAAGATAAATCTCTGTTTGATATTGAATATTTACCTGATTCCGGGTTTGGACGTGATCGGGATCATGCAGAATTTATGTATTCTCAAGTGTGGATATTAAATTTCACACTTATGCTTTTAAATACCAAAAACATCATCCATAAAAAAAATAAACCGCCAGAAAAATTGAACAAAAAACGTGTCCAAAAAAATAAGCCACCGCTTTTTTCTTATCATACCTTGGAAGTTGTTAAGCCCGGTCAGCAGACGGTTTCAGAGGGTTGGGATTCTCCTGGGAACACAATGCGCTTGCATTTTTGTCGGGGGCATTTTCGATATTACACAAAAGAAAAACCCTTATTTGGAAGGCTCGTAGGTCGTTTCTGGATACAGCCGCATTTAAGGGGCAGCAAAAACAAGGGTATGGTGGCTAAGGATTATAACGTAAAAATTGGCTAACAAGCGCATCCACTGGACCGGAAAAAGCCCCGGCCAGTGATGGTTAACGTTAGGAGGCTGAAAAAATGCTTCATGTATCATTTGCCATGACATCAGAGGCGTATGCCGATGGGACAAAGACAGAAACCCGCAGATTTTGGAAGCCCAGGCATGCCGATAAATTCAAGCCAGGCACGGTATTTATGGGCATAACAAAAGATTTCCGGGCAGGAGGAGAGAGGATGCACCCGGCACGGGTGGTCTTTTGCAGACCAGAGCGCCTGGGAGATATGACCGAGGACAGTTTTCAGCGGGAAGGTGGTGTTAGGTATTGGATCGATCGGGAGAATTATATCCAGACCATGGGCGGCCCTGAAAGGGTGCCTTATGTTTTGCGGTTTGAGCACGTAAAGGATGGCCAGTGATGCCAGTGGACTGGTCCAAATATCCGTCTGATCATAAAACGCCAATGAAACAGCTCACTTTAGACCGATTTTTCGATTTTAAAAGTATGTGCAGGCATAAAAGTATTTGCGCCACACATGCTTATGTCCCGACAGGAATAGCATGTTTGGACTGCGGCAAATTGTTGGCACAGTATATCCCGGAATCGCCGGAAGTCTTGGGGTATGTATCAGCGGACTGGGCTTGGAAGCATATACATGGTGAAGAGTGGACTACTCAATGAATTTGTGCTTGCAGTTAAAATAATTTTTTGTTTTTTATAATAAATATAAGGGATTAATACCCAAACAAAAGGAGGCCTATCATGACCAAACTTTTGAAGGGGGCACGCTCTGTGCTTATTGGAAGCGGGATAACCTTGGACGTTTAAGACCACCAAAAAAAGTCCAGGAACCTTAATTTAGAAATAACAGAGGCAAGGGGTAATAGCAGGATCCCCAATAATTTGCTGGTGGTCGCGTTGTTGGGATAAATTCTGTCGCGCCTCCCTCTTTATCTTAATTTTAGCTAAGTGGTTGTCACGCACCGCCAAGCGTATTATCTTTATTATGTAATTTGAATGTAAGTAGGTGACTGAAAGCTTGCATCAATATATAGTGTATAGAGAAAATATTTTTCCAAAATCATGTATGCTTACTTGATCCTTGTTGACAGAATCAGAAAATTAAACGATTCCACAAATAAGTGAAAAAGATTGTTGAATCATATAGCCGCTGCGAAAGGGCAAGGTAATGACAAAAAAAATCAAGAATATATTAAGAGGCGCGGGCAGCGTGATGGATATTGCACCTGCCACCAATTACAATCAGTTCGTGCCTGAAAGAAATATAGCGAAAAGGATAGAGGGACACTGGATCAGAACCGGCAAAAATATTCAAAGGGCCATAGATCGCTTTGCCAATGAACAAAAAGCAAAAAAGTAGCCAGCCCTCAAAAAAGCAAACCGCGCCGCAACAGGGGGAGGAAGCCCCAAAAAACAATAAAAACAGTCTTGTTGCAAGTGCCCAGTGGATAGGTCCCCTTCCGCCGCCCGGAGCATTGGATCAATACGAAAAAGTCATCCCGGGTGCAGCTGAAAGAATTTTGTCCATGGCCGAAGGTGAAGCAGAGCATCAAAAATACATGGAAAAATCAGCGATGCACCTGCAGCACAAGGAAAACCGACGCGGCCAGTATTTCGGAATTCTCACTGTAATTTTGTCTTTTGGAACAACCATCGCTTGCGCATACCTGGGGGCGACCGCTGCGGCCGGTATAATCGGTGGCGCAACGGTTGTCGGTCTTGTAACAGTTTTTGTGACGGGAAGATCACAAAAAGCCTCAAAATAGTTCGACCATAAATTTTTTGTCCACTATTTCCACTACGTCCACTATTTCCATGGCGTATTAGACAACAGAACGACTTGCCCCATATAATGACCCCATCATATGGCATAAATCCATATATGGGGTTTTTTCATGTCCTTTTTCACCATCGCGGAATTAGACGAACAGATCGCGGCTTATAAAGCGGCCTTGAAAGCCGTGGCCATCAACCAGGAATACTCGGTGGGTGGTCGGCGGTTTACCCGGGCCGATCTTCCGGAAATCCGCAAAACACTGGAATGGCTCTGGTCTGAGCGGTCCCGGATTGCCAATGGCATGGCACCGGGTCTGCAGGGCGTATCCACGCGGGTGGCCCGATGAGCAGCCGTCCGGACCATAAGCATCAACAGACCCAGGGCCTGCTGGCCAGCCTGGCTAAATACAATTTCATGGCTATGGATGGGCCTGCATCCGGCCGGAAAAGTCCGATTTCCACTTCCGGGTATCCGGATGTTTCCAGGACTGCCGCATCCCGCAAGGGCACCATGTCCAACTGGGTTGTAAAACGGCTAAACCGGGTGACTGAATCGGCCGAACGGATCACGGTTACAGACCGGGCCGCGGACATGGTTTCCAATGATCCGCATGCGGCATCCATTGTTGATTCCATGGCCCTTAATTCAGTGGGCACCGGGTTGATTGCGCAATCAAACCCCCACCAGTCCATTCTGGGCTGGACCGATTCCCAGGTGCAGGATTTTCAGGAACAGGCCGAATGGTGGTTTTCCGTCTGGGGCCGGCAAGCAGATGCAGCCGGGCGCATGCCCTGGTGGTGCATAGAGTTTCTGACCATATATTCCCTTTTTGTCCACGGGGAATACTTGCGTGTTCCCGTGGTTTTAAATCAATCAAACCGAAGTTTTTCCATGGCGTTGCAGTGTCTGCATCCGGCACGGCTTGCAACACCCCGTGATTATGTTGGCAGCCCCAGGGTGCGCGATGGCGTTGAGCTTACCTCCTGGGGCGCGCCATTCCGGTATTTTATCGCCAATCCATCAGATCGGTTCATGAGGACCCCTTCGGGTCTTTTGTCTTCCCAGTTTGCCAAGGTGCCGGCCTGGATCGGCCACCGACCCGGATGCTTCCATGGGTTTGTGCAGAAAACCGAGGAACAGGTCAGGGGTGTGTCCGTGCTGGCGCCGGCCATGAAGTTTTTCCGGGACCTGTCCGACTATCTCGACTTTGAGCTGGTGGGAGCGATCGTGGCGGCCAGTTTCCCGGTGTTCATCGAGACTGCCAACCCCTACGAGCAGGCCGCGGGCATGAAAAAGGTGCCCGAGCCGTTTCACGATATTGAGGCCGGCGGGGTTTACTTCGGCGCATCCAACCAAAGGCCCCATGTTTTGTCCCCGAACCGTCCTGGCAACACGTTTCCCGATTTTGTTGAACGCCTGTTGCGTGCCGTGGGCGCGTCTGTAGGCATGCCCTACGAGGTGGTGGCCAAGGATTTTTCAAAAACCAATTACAGCTCTGCCCGGGCCGCCCTGCTGGAAGCCTGGCGGGTTTATTCGTTTTACCAGAAGTGGCTGGTGGACAATTTTTGCCAGCGCGTCTGGGAAATGGTCCTGGAGGAAGCCTGGCTGAGGGGATACCTGACCCTGCCCCGAAAGGACCAGGATTTTTACGACATCCGCCAGGCTGCATGCCGGGCCAGGTGGATCCCGCCCAAGCGGGGGCATGTTGATCCGATCAAGGAGATTAACGCCATGGTCAAGGCCCTGGAAAACGACATCACAACCCTGGCTGACAGCGCGGCGGAAATGTCGGGCGGCGACTGGGAGTCTACAGTGGCCCAGCGCGCCAGGGAACGCCGGCGCCAGCGTGACGCCAACGGAACCGAATTGGAGATGGATGAATGAGATTTCGCGGCATTGACATATCCATGTTTGATGGTCCCTGGATGATCGAGCCCCAGGCTATGGATAATCTGGTGGCAAATATGCGGTCCATGGACTGGGAAGCGGCCGTGCGAGTTCCTGGCATTGGCCAGGACAAGACGGGCAGCAAAGAGCTTTATGAACTACACGGGGGTGCGGCTGTAATAAGGATCAAAGGCATCCTGACCCCGGAGGAATCATTTTTTTCCAGACTATTTGGCGGATCTGGCATCAGGTCATATGCAGGCATAAAGGCTGCCGTCCAGGCTGCGGACAAAGATCCCAGAGTTAAGAAAAAGGTTCTGGTTTTTAATTCTCCTGGTGGCACTGTGGCAGGGGCTTTTGAGGCCCTGCATTCCCTTTCCGCCTCTGCTGCGGAAAAACCTGTTTACGCGTATGCAGATGGACAGATGACATCAGGTGCCCTTCTTATGGCTCTTCCAGCCGCAAAGATCGCTGCCCCAAAGACCGCCCAGATCGGCTCCATTGGAGTGTTGTTTACCCATATCAATGAGGAAAAGCTAAACGAGCGGATCGGGATTTCGGTCACCTATCTGACCGCGGGCAAATACAAGGCGTTCGGCAACCCGGACGAACCTCTTTCTGATGACGCCAGGGCCTATTTCCAGGACCGGCTGGATAAAATCTATGCGTTTTTTGTTGATGAGGTTGCAGCTAGGCGGGGGCTTTCTTCTGAGCAGGCCCTTGCTGCAGCAGAAGGAAAAGTGTTTCTGGCAGAACAGGCCAAGGAAGCCGGCCTGGTGGATGTGATTGTCAACGATTTTGATGAATTTTTGCAAACCCTTACCAAGGAGGAACCACCCATGGATGTCAATGAACTCAAAACCCAGCATCCGGAATTGTACGCCCAGGTACTGGACCAGGGCAAAAAAGAAGGCCGGGACGCGGCCGCAGCCCAGGCCCCGGACCCGCAAGCCGCAGCCAAGCAGGCCATGGACTCGGTGCTTTCGATTCTGGGTGTGGTGGCAGGAAAAGACACGGCAGACCAGGTCAGAAAGATCACAGATCTTGGCATGACTGCAGAACAGCTCGAAGCAGCCCGCGGGCTTCTGGCTTCGGCCGGGGGCAATGGCGGGGATACCAACCAGGACAGCCAGCCGGATACATCCGGGGGGCAAAGCCAGGCTCCGACCAGACAGCAAATGCTGGATGCTATTAACAGCGTGGGCACACCGCCTTTAAACGCGGGCGGCGGCCAGAGTCCAGACCCGGAAAAGGTGGATTTCATGGCCGAAGTGGAAGCCTGGAAAAAGGAGAATCCCAACTCAAACCACATGGCCGCCATCCAGGCTGTTCGAAAGGCCCATCCCCAGGCCTATGAAAAATGGATCCAGGCTGAAAACCGGAAATAACCGCCATGTTGGCCGGTAAACCCGCCGGCAAGGCGTGTGATTATCAATAATCAATCAGGAGGATTTCACAATGTATAACAAGGGACCCAAAACTTTTCCCATCGGCACTGGCGGCGGGGTTCGAAACCGGTTGGTCAAGCTGTCTTCCGGTGCCGTGGTGCTAAACACCGCCACAGCTACAGACGATCCCATCGGCGCCATTGTGGGCATGGACGGTGACGGTGCGGAAGGCGATTATGCCGCGGTCCAGTTTTTAAAGGACGATGGCACCATTGAACTGGAAATGGCCGGCGCCATTGATCTGGATTCAGACGTGTACGCGGCTGCCGACGGCATGGGCCAGGCCCTGCCGGCTACCCCTGGCGATTACCGCAAGATAGGCAAACCCCTGCAGGCGGCCAGCGGTGCAGGCAGTGTAATCGAAGTGCTGCCCTACGACTTTTACCACGTGGAAACCGTGGCCTAAAACATTGATTCGGCGGATATGACATCCGGCCGCAAAAACCAAGGAGGACCTTAAATATGAGACCCGAATCTGGAACCCCCGTTTACCGGCCGGACCTGGGCATTTACATGATTGAAACCGGCCAGATTCCCCAGGGTGGATTTATCGGCCTGGAAGTGCTGCCACCCTATACCACCCCGGACGATGCCGGCACCTTCAAGGTGATTCCCCTGGAGGAATACCGAAAATTGGTGTCAGACAGCCGCAGCCCCCTGGGTGCTTACAACCGGACTGACTGGAAATATCAGCGAGCCCGGTTTTCCACCCGGGACAAGGGCATTGAAGAGCCCATCGATGACGATGAATTTGACCGCCTGGAACGGCAAAGCCCTGGTATGGCTGATCAGGTCACCATTGATTCAGCCAGGGGTATCATTCAGATGAACCAGGAAAAGCGCATTGCCGACAAGGTCATGGACCCCACCCGGTTTACCGCCAAGGGCGTTTCAACCCCTTGGGATAATGTTTCCACCGGAAAGCCCATCACAGATGTCAAGGACGGCATGTCTGACTTCCGGAAAAAAATGGGTGTGCTGCCCGACACTCTGGTCCTTTCCTGGAATTCAGCAAACAACGTCAATAAGACCGAAGAGGTCCGAAACACCTTGCAGTACACGTTTCCCGGCCTGGACATCAACAACCTGACCGCGGTTCAATTGGCCCGGATGTTCGGCATTGCCCGGGTGTTGATAGGAAACGCCTTGTTTGACGCGGCAGACAAGAATCGGCCCAGGGAGTTGACCGACTTCTGGCCTGACACCCATGCTGCCCTGGTCAAGACAAACCGGGGCCCGGATCTGCGTCAGCCCTGTGTGGGCCGGACTTTTATCTGGACTGCTGATTCCCGCACCGAGCCCATTGTGGAAGTCTACCGGGAAGAGCAGATCCGCTCCGACGTTTACCGGGTAAGGCACCATGTGGATGAGCGCCTGCTGGTAACAGAAGACGAAGACGGCAACACCCTGACCGATATTGCCGCGTCCTGCGTGTATCTGTTTTCCGGAATCAAAACGGAGGATTAAGGCAGATGTGAGTTGTCAGTGATGAGTAGTGAGTCAAACCTGTCTCAACTGACAACTCATTACTCATTACTGGTTTCTCACAACTCACTACTCACTACTGACAACTGGGGTACACCGTGACCGATTTTGAAGAACTGATTTTTGCCGATACTGCTGCCATGCTTGCAGCCGAAGAGTTTGCCGAAGACATTGTCTATCGCAGGCCGTCGGCTGGGGGCGTGGAACGGACTATCAGGGGTATTACCGAAATCGGGGATCTGTCCCGGATGAAGGATATACGCACGGAAAACCTGCCCCAGCGTCGCACCGGCCGCCTGTATGTGGCAGACACGGCCTTGGCCGATTTCGGGGGCGCGGCTGAATACCGCGATGAGGTGGATATCAACGGGCAGACCTGGACGGTGCTTTCCACCATATCCGAGGAATACGGTCTGATAGAGTTGCTGATCGAGCGCGACGTCCGGCCGGCATTTTAAGGGGTGTTTATGGATCCTGTTTCAGTGCAGACATTTCAGTTTTCCGGACTGGAAACCCTGCTGATTTCTTTGCTGGTGGCCGTGATTGCCTGCGTGACTCTTTTCTGGCGGATGTCATCGAGATTTGTGACTCATGATGAATGCAAGCGCAACCACGATGGGGCAAACAGCGATGACGAGCAAATCCGGCAATTGCTCGAAAAGATGGAAAAAAAGATGGATGACCGTGACGCGCGCATGAACACCAAGCACGAGCTTTTGTTCCGCATGATGCGGGCAGTCATTTTATACATGGATCTGCCAGCGGAAAAGAAAACCGAGATCCTGAACATGAGGCCGAATCGTGAAACCTGAAATATTAGTTGATCCCCGCGGTGAAGTGCTCATCGAGAATATCGAGGAGATTGTGGGCCGGTATCCCAAATGGGCAAAGCGGGCCATCAACTCCGCGCTGGCCTCAGAGGGTTATGTTCTTAGGCACATGCTCCAGGACGCAATAAAAAGAGGTGGGCCGCCTGGCGCATCATGGGAAAAGCTTAATCCCTACACAGCCCTTATGGAATCTCAATCCAGGAGACAAGAGCGCAGGAAGTCCTATGTACCCAAACTCAATCCGTCAGAGCTAACCGGGGATTATCGGGTGCCCCTACTGAAATTTAGAGGTGGTATCAGGTATGCGGTAAACAAGGATGAAACAGCCATGGGCGTGGGGTTTATAAACCCGATTCCAGATGGCAAGGGGTGGGGGCCTCCTGGAACATCATTTCTGAATATGCTGAAGATGCATGCAAAGGGGTACACTAAGCGCGTGACCCGACGGATGCAGATCAAGTTTTTTACCCTTGGTCTGCCATTGACGGCCCGGACTCTCAGGGTGCCTGCCCGCCCACTGATTGAGCCGGTTTGGGATCAGGAAAAAGAGAATGTGATTTTTTCCATTGAACGAAAATTTTTTCTAAACATGGATCGGTATGCCAGAGGGGGCAAGAAGTGAACACCCTAAGCCTGATCGCAAAATTAAAAGAAGTTTTTACCACAGATACAACCTTCCTGGCCTGGTGCACGGAGAATATCGGGGGGCGTCCAACATTGTATGTCGGGATGGATGACGCCAACCCGCCTGGCCGGGAAGATTATCCAATTGTGGGTATCACGGAAATCACATCAGAAGGTGAATCCGTGCGCGGGCAGGCTGATTTTACCCTTGAAGCTGGTTTCGGCATTGAGTCTGAGGTCATCACTGATGAATCAGCAATTAAATGCCGGACCTATACCGGTTTTACTTTGGCAGAATCTTTCCGGGTGGCCGGGCTTGCAGCTTTAAAGCGTGCAGCCCTGGGCAATATGACCGTGGAAGGCACCGGCCAGGTTAATTATCACCCGCTGTACGTCAGCGGCATGCGAATCAAAATATCAACTATCAACACAGGGAGAAACTAAAATGGGTGATGCACAAAGCTTTCTTGGTGCCGGGGATCTTTACATGGACCGGCTCGATGAAGACGGAACCAAAAACGGACTGGTGAAAGTGGGCGCGGCCCTGCTTTCCCTCCAGTCAAACGCGGAAATCAGGCAGGCCACATCAAAGGGCCGCGACGCTTACGGCCAGGTCATAGCATCTGCCACCATCGGTCAGCCCCCGGTGGTAAATGCGTCCATCACCCAGCTGGACCGGGTGGCCCTGGCAATGAACTTTCTTGGAAACCTGGAAGATGTGGATGTATCTGCCGGATCTGTTGCAGCCGAAGAAATTACCGTGCAGAACCTGGACAGGTATTTTAGGCTTGCCAAGCGCAATATTGACGCCACAAGTGTTGTTGTGACCAGATCCGCCGGATCAGGCGCTACCGCATGGAGTTCTGAGGCCACAGTGGAAGAAGGTGCTTATTATGTACCTCCATCCGGATCTGAAAACGATCATTTTTACAAGGTCACGACTGGCGGTACTGTCGGCACCACAGAACCCATATGGCCCACAGACGGCAGCACTGTTGAAGACGGCACAGCGGTTTTCCAGGACATGGGGCTGATTGAGGCGGCCGCAACCGATTTTGAAGTGATTGCCAGAACCGGCATGATCCGGGCTCTTTCCACCGGCAACATAGAGGCAGGCGAAACCCTGTCCATTGCCTATGATTATCTGGATGTCACCGGGGCAAAGGTCTTAGGCGCGGTACAGCCGACTATCAAGGCATATCTGTTCCTGGACGGCGTTAACAAAGTTGATGGCAAGGACGTTGAAGTTGAAGTTTGGGAAGCCCAGCTTCGGCCTACTTCGCCCGTTGACTTCCTGGCCGATGACTTTACCAGCCTCGAAATGGAAGGCACGCCAGTCACGCCGGCTGATAAGAGCAGCCCCTTTGTGATCACGTATATTGATTAAGCAGCAAGTGAGTTGTCAGTAGTGAGTTGCGAGTTGAAAGACGGCTCCGACTCACAACTGACAACTCATAACTCACTACTCACTACTCACTACTGGAGTCCAAAGTGGCAAGATTAGAAAAAACTATCACAATCAAAGGCCGGGGTCCGGTCACAGTCTACGAGCTTTCGGCAAAACAGATCCGTCAGATTGTTGATAAGCTCGAATCCATGGACGAAAAACAGATCCAGGAGCTTTTGGCCTGGTGCTCAACTGCCAGCTTGGATGAGATTCAGGAAATGTATCCATCTGAGATTCGGCAATTATATGATGCCTGGGCGGAGGTGAACACTGATTTTTTGCACCTGATACGGACGGCAATGAAGCAGCCGGCCGTAAAGAATTTTCTGGAAAGCTTACTCGACGAAGGCTTGAAGAAAGCGTCTGCGACCTTATCGAGTATGGGCATGTCAATGCCTGGGAATACGGATATAGCTTTTTACTGGCCTGTCTCCGAAGATCAGGCAGAAGGGATGCCCGGCGATTAATTGACACGGCCAGGGCCATGCGTGCGGCATTTACGGCGGACAGTAACGGCTGGAGAAGTTTTATTAACACTTTGGAAAAACAGTTGTGAAAAAACAGTAGTGAGTTGTCAGTGGTCAGTAGTGAGCAAAACCGGCTCCGACTCACTGATTTAAACTCACTACTCACAACTCATAACTGAAAACTGGGGTTCACATGGCGGCAAATAACAAATTCCAGATTATCATTGAGGCGGTCTCCCAGGGCTTTAAAGAGGTCCGGGCGGACATGAAAAACGCCCTTGGCAAAGGCAGTCAGGAAGCCACCGAAGAGATCAACCGCCTGAATCAGCGGCTCAAGGCCTTGGAGGCTGAAGCTGCGGCCACGCAGAACACCCTGGGCAAAATCCAGTCCTTCCGCAAGCTCAAAAACGAGTCCGCCGAGCTGTCTGCTGAATGGAAGACCACCGAGGCCCGCCTGGCAGAACTGGCCCGCCAGATCCGCACAGCCGAAGGCGGCACAAAAACCCTGGAGCGGGAGTTTGAAAAGACCCGCAAACAGGCTGCAAAACTTAAAGAAGAATATCGTCAGAACGAGGCCGCCCTGCAATCTATGCGCAATGAGCTGGGAGAATCTGGCGTCCGTGTCAATGCTTTGTCAGCAGCACAGGTGCGGCTTAAAAAAGATCTCAATGCCACCCAGGCGGAAATCAAGCAGACCGGCACAGCGTTTAAATCAGCACAGAAACCTACCACTGGTTTTTTTACCAAAGCCCGCCAAGGTGCAGGCGCGTTTTCCCAGGAGCTTCAGAAAAACCGAAAAGCCGCCTCCGGGTGGTCAACAGCTTTAAAGGGCGCTTTTGCGGCAATCGGTATCCGGGAAGTTACGCGGGGGTTGTGGGATGCTGCCAGGCAAGGCCAGAGCCTCAATATCGCCTTTAAATCAATTTCCGGGTCCAGCGCTGCTGCAGCAGACGAACTGGAGTTTATTCGCGGTGTCACAGATGAGCTCAAGCTTGAATTTTATTCTACAGCCGAATCTTATAAGGGAATTTTTGCAGCTGCTAAAAATACAACCCTGGAAGGTGAAGGCGTCCGCAAAATTTTTACTTCCGTGTCTGAAGCGGCAGCAGCTCTGCAGATGTCGGCCGATAATACCAGCGGCACACTGCGTGCTTTAACGCAGGTAATGAGTAAAGGCAAGGTCCAGGCTGAAGAATTGCGCGGCCAGATGGGTGAACGTCTTTATGGCGCTTTTACCATGGCTGCTGAAGGTATGGGCATTACCACAGAGCAGTTAGACCAAATGCTTGAGCGCGGTGAAGTGGTTGCAGATGAGTTCTTGCCCAGGTTTGCCAACATTCTATCCGAGCGTTATGGCAAAGCTGCCCGGGAAGCTGCAAGCGATACGGAAAACATGCAGGCGTCCATGAATGATTTTAAGACGACCTGGAAAGACCTGACTATTGAAATCGCCAAGTCCGGGTTTATCAAAACAGCAACAGACACATTGCGGCGGCTGACTGCAACCCTAAAAGACCCTGAAACCAAGCAATCAATCACCGAGCTTACCTCCCTGATTTTTAAAATGATTGCCGCCGTGGTTGATATTACTGCCAAGTACGGCAAGTGGATATTGATTTTAGGCGGCGGTGGCATGGCTGTTAAAAAGCTGACAAACCTGATGCTAGCCCTAAATGCCGCAATGCTCAAGGTTACTGGCGTGGGTATTATAACGTGGTTTAAAAAGTACATTGCCCAGGTCGACATAGCTATTATTAAAAACGGGGTCTTGGATAAAAGTTTTACAACGCTAAAAGGCACCATCGGCCTTGCAGCAGGGGCTCTTGGATCATTTTTCGCCGGCTGGCAGATCGGCAAGATGATCGGTGAAATTGATATTGTGGAGCGTGCCGTCCAGGGCATGTATGCCACTATTGATACATGGATCACCAAGGCAAGAATAAAATACCTGGAATTAAAAAAGGCATGGGAAAGCCTGTGGGGTGATGAGCAGGCAGTCAATGATATTAATAAGCGCATTGATCAGTTAAATCGGCATTTAGATGTTATTGATTTAACAAAAGATAAAATTAAAGAAATCGGCAAAGTCACAAAAGAAACAGCTGCTGACGCCAAACAAGCCGCCGAAGAAGAAGTGGCAGCCGAAGAAGACAAGCAAGCCGCCATCAAAAAAACCGAAGAGATCAAAAAACAATCCCATGATGAGAATTTAAAGCGCATCAATTCCGAGCTTGCAGCCCTGGAAGTGGCTTTGGATGAGCAGCAGGCAGACATTGAACTGGCCCTTGCTAAACGTGAAATATCTGAAAAGGAAGCATCAAAGCGGCGCATCCAGATTGAGATGGACGCTCAAAAGCAAAAGATCCAGGTATTAAAAGATGCCCTGGCCAAGGCTGATGAACTATTCAAGGATGACACGGAAGCTGCGGAAAAATATAAAAAGGAGCTTAACGAAAAGCTGCGTCAGGCTGAAATTGACCTTACCCGCATCATGGCAGCAGAACATAACCGGCGCAATCAAATAGCCGATGAAGCTGCACAGGCCCAGGCAGATGCTGCAAAAAAAGCAGCAGATAAGGAAGTTGAAGCTGCCAAAGGCGCAAGTGAGCAGAAAAAAGAGATTCGGCAAAACGATTTATTAACCCTGATTGAAGATCACGAGCGCCAGCTTGAATATATTGATGCCCTGGAGCAGGAAGGCATCATCAAGCATCATGAGGCCCTGCAGCGCAAAATTCAGGCGGATCTCGAATTTGCCCGGGCCAAGGTTGAGCACACAAAAGAAGCTGTTGATAAAGCGGTTGAGCAGTACGGCCGGGAATCTGACGAATATAAAAAAGCCATTCAGGAAATGAAAGACGCCATGGGTGAACTGGCCGAAGCTGAAGACGAAGCTGAAGAGCGCCAGAAAGAAGCCCAGGAGTCTTACCAAAGCTGGGTTGCCTGGAAGATAAAAAAGATCAAGGAGCAGGCCCTTGGCTATGATGAGCTGAACGCCAAGCTAAAAGAGCAGCAAAACCGCCTGGCCGACATACCGCGATCCACACCGTACGTTGTGTTGCTAAATCAGGTCAATCGTGTTGTGCAGGCCATGGAAGATTACGTCGAGCAGTTTGACCGGGTCCATGAGCGTGCAGAACGCGTGCTCGGGGTTCAGATTGATATTTCCAACACCTCCTTTGATGATTTGGTGGCCGGGGTTGAAGGCTTGCGCCAGAAGTTTGCCGACACCTACGAGCAGACCAAAGAAACTCGTGGCGGCATAGACGATATTAAAAACGGCATTACTCAATGGCGCAATGAGATATCAGATGCTGATGCCGCCATGGATGCTTATGCCAGCAGCGTCCAGGCTTATAACCGGGCATGGCAGAACCTGTTTTCAGACACTCCAAAGACCATTGCAGAGATCGAGGCTGCACTGGACTCTGTTGCCGGGTCTTATGATGACATGGTGTCTGCCGGTGCAGCCGCCATTGACTCTTTAAAATCCAAATGGGACGAACTCGACGACAAGATCAAGAGCGTTGAGCAAACCATCCGGGATCTGCATAAAAATACAGCTGACACGATTCGGGATTTAAACCGGGATCTGATGTCTGATGAACAGGCCTGGCTCGACACCCGTAAGCAGGCCCATGAAGTTTATGCCCGTGCAGTGCAGGAAATGGAGCGGGGCAACACCGAGTATGCAAAACAGCTTTTTGACGAAGCCCGCAACCTTGCCAAGTCTTTAGCTGTTGAGATTAAAGACACTGAAGGCAACACAATAAAAAGCCTGGAATCAACCACAGATGTTGCAATCAGCTTGCTAAACAAAATCATGTCCGCCCAGGAGTCCGGCCTTAAATCCTACATGACCAGCATGGAAAAGCAGCAAAACGCCCTTGACCAGACCATTACAAAAGTATGGACCCGGCTTGATTCCACGGGCAGGCGGCTGGATGTTTTAAAGGGCAAGGCCATAGAATTTGGCAAGGAAGTCAACTCTTGGGAATACGGCGGCGGACGGGATTACCGTTTATTCCAGTTTGCCACAGGCGGCCCTGTGATCGGCCCTTCCCATGCAGCCGGGGGCGTGCCCATCGAGGCAGAGGGCGGGGAGTACATCCTGCCTAAAAACCGCGTCAAAGAGCTGGGTCTGCCGTTTTTGGAAGCCCTGCGGTCCGGCGCTGGAGCCATGGCCCGGATGTTTCGGCCCAAGTTTGCCGAAGGGGGGCTGATTGATTGGGATGATGTTGGCAAGCTGCGGCTTGGGCACTGGAAAGCGGATGATTTTTATCTAAATTCTCCCAACCCCAAATATCAGCAGTATAAATTCAACCGACTTTTCAGCCCGTTGATGGAAGACATCAAAGATGTGTTGCAAACACCCGGCCTGGTGACTCAAGAGGAAGCAGACAAGGCCCTGGACCTGGGCGAAGCGTTGAAAAGTTTTGATATGAGCGATAAAGCTCCGAAAGACCTATTAGAGCTTCTGCGGTCCCTCCAGCAGCTTTTTTCAGAAATACAGGCATCGCATAAAGAAAAAAAAGACGACAATCCAGATAATATGGAGGCGTTTCGCATATGGTCGCGTGGCGATGACTTGATTACTCAGCAGCTGCTCAAAAAAATCAATGAGCCGGTTAGCACCCTATCAAACATTATAAACGCTGCGACAACTGAAGCGCGCGATGAAAGAATTTCATCGTTTGCCGCCGGCGGCCCGGTAATAGGTCCGTCGCATTCGGCAGGCGGTGTGCCGGTGGAAGTGGAAGGCGGGGAGCACATCCAGCCAAAGCGCGTAGTCAAGCATTACGGCGCGGCCATCTTTGAGGCTTTCAGAAATTTCCGCATACCCAAAGATATATCAGATCAGCTTGCCCGGCCAATGCGCCGTTTTGCAGCAGGCGGCCCTGTGCTGCCGGACATGAAATCAAGAATCCAGACAGGCATAAACCGCATGGGCGCGGCAGTGTCCGCAGCCCCGGCAGGCAGGATGGTATTTGCAGCAGGCGGCCCGGTGCCGTCAGCGTCAGGAGCCCCGGCAGGAGCCATAAGGCCGGATCAGGTCATCCAAGTTGATTTTAATTTTGGGGCAGGCCGCAAAGCTTCCGGGCAGTTTTCCGAAGCTGATGCGGGGGCCCTGGTCCGGTATTTAAAAGATGCACAAACGCGGTCTAATTAACCAGCACGGGCGGACACACAGGTCCGCCCCTACAGAATAATTGCAACACTGAAGGGCAGGCAGATATGGCCGATATAACAGAATCCGATGTAAAGCTCTACAAATCAGAAGACCAGACCGACACTGACACCGGCGGTGGGCGGATTTCCTCCAACGTTGTCGAGTCCGGCGTCATTAACAATTTATATGCCAACATTTCCCGCGTTGACCGGCTTCAGGGGCGCATCCAACCTAAAAAGGTGTTCCAGAAAATAGACTCTATCAATACCGGCGTTTATTCCGGTGCGCATCTGATTGTAAAGGACATGCCGCTGGATGAAAACGTGTCTGTGATCATGTTTGACACCGATGATCATAATGACAAACTGCCAGATATTGTTGACTATATGGAGAGCTATTACCAGGCATCAACCCCGGTGGGCAATGCAGGTCTTGAATACGCGGTATCAGCAGGTGACCGGCAGCTGGTGTTTAAGATCCGGCACTACGAGTACACCCCGGAATACGACCGGGACGGCAAGCTGGTCTATCTTAAAAAAATTGATGCCAAGTACGCTTTTAACGCCACAGTCGGCGATCTGCTTTTGCTCGATGACGGGGAAGACACCACTGAGCATATCCACATTCAGGAGATGGAGCGCGTCACAGAGCACTTAGACGGTGCAGACGAAAAGCATTATTACACTGTTGAATATATTGTTGTTACGCTGTCTGCCGGGCTGCTAAACGCCTGGGCCAAGGATACTATACCCTACCGCACGAAAAGAAACGCGGCCTGGAAGGCATACGGCGCAATGATGCTGGCAGAAGACGCAGCAGCAGAAGACACAGACATCGGCCTTGTGTCAACCAAGTCCCGGATCGCTCCGGTGATTTCCCGCAATATTGCCGTGTCTGACCAGGCTTTTTTCGGGCCTCCGACCATTGCAGACGATGTGGCCGCCGGTGCTGATGGCATTGAATGGACCCTGGACCAGGCTGAAGAAATCAACACGTCTGAATCCATAATAGCTATTGCCGGAAAAACATCTTATACGCACGTACTGGAAAACAAGCCGCTTAAGGCCTCAACCCTTGAGATCTGGTATCGCTCAAACCTTGGCTGGTTTGTGATCACAGAAACAGACGGCGTGCTTTCGGGTGACGGATCAGGCTCAGTGTCTGATGACGGGGTGCTGACATTTACGTTAAGTGATGCAGCAGATCCGGATACCCATATCATGCTGTTTTACACTCGTTCGCACAACCTAAATGAGGTTGTAAATATTCCGCTCACATCCCCTGATGTCACCTATGAGCAGACGCAGGTTGCTGTTGCATCTGAAACAGAAACAATTTCCGGCACCATAGAAGACGCCCCGGTTGAACCAGGTTTTGTACGTCTTTTTATAGATGAGGGTGCCGGGTGGGAGGAGTTCGGCACAGATGGCGGAGCGGGGGTAATTACTGGCGACAATATCAATGCCTGTGAATTTGATTATATTACCGGCCAGTGGGAGTTGACATTCCAGAGCTTCTACACTGCCGGGATAGTTTTGAAATGGGAGTATGTGCCTCGATCTACATCTTTCGCGAGCGAAAACGGGTCTTTACCAGTCGGCGTGTCTGCCGGAAGTGCGTCTTTTAATTTAAGCAGCCGGCCCATAGCTCCAGGGTCTGTGAGGGTCACAATAGCTGGGTATTATCGATATTAATGGAGGGCAATGATCATGGCAGGCGCTGTATATAATCCATTCGGCGGCTCTGTACGATATGAGCTTGTGTTAGAAGATGATGGCAATGGCAACCTTGTGTTAGATAACGGGGACGGAACTGCAGTAGGCACAATAAATTACAGCACAGGCAAGGTGGAGTTAAACTACAATTTTGCAAACAATATTAATTCAGCTGTTTCATGGTTTGCTTCTTACCAGCAAATCGTAAGCGGCATCTTCCAGCAGCTTGCCCTGCCATACCGCTTTTCCATCGGCCGCACCGATGCTTTGCCAGGCTCGCTGCTGATCAAATACTACACCGAAGGGGTGGACGCGGCGTGGTATGCCAGGGATAAAGGCCGGGGTGAATTGGAGCTGATTGCAAGTTTGGGCGGATGGCAGTCTGGGTCACCGTTTACTCCGTCAGTAACCAATTTTGGTTGTGTGTATGGCAACGGTCGATGGCTTGCACTGATAGGAGAAGAAGATCCTCCAGGTTTTATAGGCGGGCAGGTTTGGACCTCCATTACCGGGCAGGAATGGGCGGTTTTGGTCGAAAGCACAGGATCTCGCGAATACTGGTGGAATGTGGCTTTCAAGGAAAGTGGGCCGGTTTGGGTGGCATGTGGGGATCAATACGAAAATTCCGGTATAGATGGGGATCAGGTTGGCAGGTCGACGGACGGGGTCAACTGGACATCGCAAAACATAGGAGGTCATTCAGGGCCCGTTTTCCGGGACATTTGTTATTCGCCCGATTTAGATCTGTTTATGATGGTTTCCAACGGTGGTGTTTATATCTCCGATAATGACGGCGTCAGTTGGAGTTCCCAGGTTAATGCAATCGGCAATTTGCAGTTCGGATTGGCTGCCACGTTAGACCTAACTCATATGCTGTTTGCTTTTGGCACAACAGGCCGATACCAATATTCCCTAAACGGCACCGACTGGACCGAAGGCAATAGCCAGCTAAACAATCCAGCTGTATGCGGTGCAGTGATCGCAGAAGATGGCATCAATACACTGATCGTAATGGATAGCGCTGGCAATGTGTCCAAAAGCGTGGATGGAATTGAATTTGTCCTTTTGGACGCATCTCTGAACGGATCCCCGGTCAATATAGCCACGGACGGGTCGGCTCTTCTGGTTGTGGCATTAGATGATGGGTCTGTGGATGTGTCCGATAATTACGGACAGAGCTGGAGCAACGTGGTTTTAGGCCACCAATGGAGTAATGTGGTGCGGCATAAGGTCTTTTTTGCCGAAGAAACGGGCTGGCTCCATCTCAGTTTTGGCAATTCAGGGGATGCCGATGCGATAAAGCCTTCTGCCGCACCTTTCGAAGTTATGACAGATGAAACAGGCACCGCCATTAAAACAGTCGGAGCATTTGACCCGGCCACCGGCATCGGCGAAATTACCGCCGGAGACCTGCCGGTTTCGGCCTCGGCACGGTATTTTCTAACGCCCCGGAGGCTTTCGGATTTTGTGGTGTTCACCTGGGGCGCGGTGCCGGTTCATGACAATTCATTCACCGTCTTTGGCCGCACGCACACCGGGGCCATGGTTATGCTCTCAGAAGATTCGGAAAACCCCGGCACGCTCACAGGCGACGGCACGGGCACGGTTAACAAAGAAACAGGTGTGGCAGAACTGACCTTTTCCCATGACGTGCGGCCTGAAACTATACGTATCAGCTATTCTTACGGCTCCATCTACAAACCCGAATACGACGAAATCAACACCAGGGCACTGCCCTTAGATGGCCTGGTGCCTGTTGTGCAGGTCGGTGATGTGGCAGTGATTGTGGAGCATGCCCGGGCAAAGCTGATATCTGCCATAACAGATGCTGAAATGGCCATTGATATTGACGACGGAGCAGTATTTCCGGACCGGGCCATTACGGTAAAAATCGAAGACGAAGAAATTACCGGCACCATGAGCGGTGACACATTTTCTGTGACCGCACGCGGGGCAAACGGCACCACAGCAGCAGAGCATGACGCAAATACGGTCATGAAGCTGACTTCCCGGCGCGAGGAAATGATTAACATCCTGCAGGTGGCAGGCAACCGGATCACAACTCCAAATCCCCTGGCCTATGATTATAAGGCAGGCGGTGCCATCCTGACATCTGCAATCGTTAAAGGTGATCTGTACGCCAGGGAATCAGGACATCATACGCAGGACGGCGAAGTGCCAGGATCATTGTGGATTGATTCTGACGATTTCGATGGCACCCCGGCTGACGGCACATACAATTTTGCAGACCACCCCTTGGAGCTTACCAACCAGGGAACCACCACCGAACGCTGGAAGCTGACCGTAACCGGCACAAGCCCTGTGACTGTAAACGTTGAGGGTGAATACTTAGGCATCATTGCAACAGATCAGGCCATAACATCTGATATAGCACCTGCAAACCCCCAAACCGGGGGGCAGTATTTCATTTTGCCGTCCGAAGGCTGGGGCGCTGGTTGGCAGGTGGGAAACATCCTGCGATTTGATACGGTCATGGCCGGAGGCCCTGCCTGGATCACCCGGGTTATAAATGCCAGGGCATCAGACATTCAGGATGATTACGCAACAATTCAGAGCAGGGGGGACGTGGCAGTATAATGGCAGACCTTTCCGGATACAGATACCGATTTCCCATTTCGTTTGACCACACCAAGGTGGACACGGATCTGCCGTGGTTTCCCGTGCCGGTGGTGCTGGGCGCAGCGGTCGGCCTGGCCGAGAAGGATGTGACCGCCATTTTCGACGAAGTCGGGAGTGATTATCTCAAGATCGCCATCACCATGGCCGACGGCACAACCCAGTTATATGCGGAGGTCGAGCAATGGGACGCGGCCACGGAAAAAGCCCTGGTCTGGGTGTCCAAGTCCGACTGGTCGCTGTTGAGTGTATCCGATCAGCAGGGGTATTTTTATTTTGATGCCACGGCCAGCGATAACACAGCTTATGTGGGCACGCCGGGCAACCGGCCGGAGGTGTGGAATAGCGATTTTGTTGCTGTTTATACAATGGCGCAAGATCCGAGCGGGGGCACGGATTGTATCATAGACTCAACGGGCAATGGAAACCATGGGACACCAGCCGGGTCAATGACTTCCGGGGATTTGGTTGACGGCCAGATTGGCAAAGCCATAGATTTTGATGGGTGGGATGATCGTAATTATGTTTCAGACGACAATTCCTTAGATGTAACTTCCGAGCTTTTCATTGCTGCGACATTAACGCCTGAGTCTGTAACAGGGCATCAAACGGTTGTATGTAAGGATTCAGACGACACTGATCTTGCTTTATTTTATCTTAAACTGTCAGATGCCGACAACTCCGACAAGTCTGGCTTTGTGTTGCGAGATCCATCATCCGATTCTGCTACAAGAATTTTTGGGGATAATTTATCTGTTGGCACGAGGTATCGGCTCGCGGCCCTTTATGATGGATCTTATCTAAGATTTTATATTGATGGGGTAGAGAAGGGATCTGCCAGCAGATCAGGAGACATCCCCACCTCTGTTGCTGATTTACAAGTCGGGTGTGGCTACTGGCTGCACGGGCTGGTCGATTATGCGGAGACTGCGATTGAGAACATACAGTTTGCATCTGCTGCTCCCTCTGCCGCCTGGATCAAAGCCGACTACCACGCCCAGACCGATAACCTGATCACCTGGGGCGACCTCGAAGACCTTGGCGCCAGCGGCGAAACACCCACCGATCCCTACGAAGGCATGGCCGGCGCGCTTTGCACAGCAGCTGACACCGCAGCCATGGATCACCTGCACGGCACGGCCTATTCCCTGGCCGCCACAGTCTACCTGGCCCTGTCCACGGCAGATCCGCTAAACGACGGCACCGGCCTGACAGAACCATCCGGCAACTATGCCCGCCAGGCCATATCTTTTAGCGCAGCGGCATCCCGGCAGATTGCAAATGCAGCAGATATTACTTTCCCCCTGGCCGAAGCCGCCTGGGGCGATGTCACCCACTGGGCGGTCTGCGATGCGCAAACCGCCGGCAATGTGCTGGCCAGAGGGCAATTTGACGGGACAAAAACCGTTTCCGCCGGCATTGCACCGAAAATCTATGCCGGCGACATCTGGATCGCCATTTCTGCCAGCGGATCAAACGGCCATGGCCTCACCGATTATGCGGCCAATGCCCTGCTTGATCTCATATTCCGGAACCAGAGCTTTGCCATTGCCGGGCTTGCCGTGGCTTTACTGGCCGCCGAAACAGACGACACAGCCGAAGACATAGCCACTGATTGCACGGAAACCACCGGCACCGGATATACACAAATAACAGTAAACGAAGCCGGGGGCGCGTCTCCAGCATTTAACGCAGCATCAGACGGAGCTGTAACCAATGCCGACTTAATCGACTGGGGCACGCCAGGGCATGATGACTGGTCCACTGTTGCCGCCCTGGCCCTGGTCACGGATGCCGGCAAGGTCCTGGCATATGACAACAATATCACCGATTTTACGCCGGGTACTGCCGACACCGTGGCCATCCCGGCCGGCAGCTATCAGATGGCGCTGCATTGAGCGCAGGCGATGAATGACCGATTACAGCCTGATCATATCCATATCCGCATTGACAGACAGCAGCGCGCCGGTGCTGGGGCGAGGGTTTGCCCTGCCTCCGATGATATCGGCACTGAGCGCGTCAGCGACAGACACGGAGATGTGGGCCGATGCATCCCCGGCAGTGGCGCTGCCATGGGAAAAATACCCCGGCGAAATCGATATCTCTCTGGAAACCCCATGGTCCACGGCATCGGCTCTGGACCGGGGAAACAACCTGATCTGGGCGCTGCCATGGGGCCAGGTGGGGCATGTGGATGTTTCCACGGGCCTGCCCTGGGGCGTGACCGACCCGGCCGATGTGGACAATGCACTGCCATGGGGCGGGACCCTTCACACGGACGCAGATATTCAGATCCCGTGGCTGCAAGCCATCCCGACAGATCCGGACATTGTGCTGCCTTGGGTAAAGACCATCGACACGGATGCGGACATAACGCTGCCCTGGGCCAAAACCGGCACAGTGGATGTTTCAACGGTGCTGCCATGGTGGATGATGCTGGCAGTAGATGTGGAGACCCGGCTGGCATGGGGCAAGACCCTGACCGTGGACGTTGGCGTCAAGTGCCCATGGTCAAAAACAATCGCCCTGGATGTGAGCAATTTTACAGGGTTTACCGAGGGCGAAGGCGAATACGTAAAACAGGCGCTGTTTAAAGACTTTAAACTGCCGTGGATCGCGGCCGCAAGGATTATCATGTATGAGCAGAACATCACATTTACCAGGGTGTCAGATAGTGCAAACATCCGGCTGTTGTCAGCATCGGTAGACATTGACGTGGATTCATGGTGCTGGCAGATGCGCGTCACACTGCCGTCTAAAACCGATGCTGATTTGGTACGGCCGGACCCGGGAACAGGCGAAATGACCGAAGTGGAGCTGTCCATCAACGGTTACACGTGGCGGTTTCTGGTCACAGAGCTTTCGGAAAACTACGCCTGGGCAAAGGGCACATACAACATAACCGGCTATTCTCCGACTTACCTGCTCGGAGATCCTGGCCCGCGCATCACGCAGGCATGGTCCGCACAGTCAGCAGAGGCTGTTGTGGCAGGGCTTTTGTCAGGTTCCGGCTACACATACACATGGAACCTGCTGGGAAACACCTGGAACCTGCCTGCCGGGTGCCTGTCTGTAGCCGATGCAACATGGATTGATGTTGTCAAAAAGGTTGCTGCTGCTGTAGGCGGGGTGGTCCAGACAAATCCAGCCGGATATGATCTGATCTTGCAGTCCCGGTATCCCGCAAGCCCGAAAGACTGGGCAGCTACAACACCGGATGCAACATTGATGGCCGGAATCATGAGCCAGGGCATAGCGCCAAAGCAGCAGCCCGGATACAATCAGGTTATCGTGTCCGGCCAGCATTACGGAGTTATTGCAACTGTCAGGCGCGAAGGCACGGCAGGCGACAACCCGGCACCGAATGTCACAGACCCCCTGCTTACCAACGTGGCAGTATGTACAGAGCGCGGACGGGTAGAGCTTGATGAAACCGGATATAACAAAGCTGATGAAACCCTGCTGCTGCCATTGCCCGGCCCCGGAAATACTCCAGCCTTACTGCTGCCCGGTGATCTGGTTTTAGTCCAGGATCTGTCAGCATCATGGCGCGGCCAGGTTAAAAGCGTATCTGTGGCAACCGAGCGGGCAAAAACGAGGCAGCAGGTAACTTTAGAGAGGGTCTATATATGAACGTCTGGAAACAATTTGAGCGCCTTCAAAAACCGTCCGGTCAGGATTTGAGGGTGGCCGAAGTTATAGCGGTCTATGACACGGAATCATTGGTTGAAGACGCAGGCGGCCAGCAGTATCGAGCCCTGGGAACAGATCATTCAGCAGGACAGATGGTGTTTATCCGCGATGGTGCAATTATCGGCCAGGCACCGAGTCTGACAAACGCTGGCATAGTCTATGTTTAAACTCTCAACTCATAACTCACTACTAACAACTGGTGTAAAAGATGGCACAGCTCGAAACCATTGCATTAGACGACAGGCAGACCGTCTGGACCGATGAATTTAACTGGTGTCCGGTGGGCCAGAGCGAGGAAACAGACATCCACGGCGGCCTGGTGGTTGAATACGTCAGCCCCAACGCTGATGGCCGCCCCGTGACTCTGGACCTGGGCTGGATAACCAAAACAACACTTGATGCCCTGGTTGCCTTGCGTGATGCAGAAACGCAGTCCATCATGACCCTAACCCTGCCGGACAGCAGGGAAATAGATGTGCTGTTTAGGCATGCCGATGGAAACCCGGTCCAGGTAACAGCCGTTGTTGAGCGGCCGGAATATGGTGCAGACGATCTGTTTGCTGTGGTCTTAAACCTTATGCAGGTGCTGGCGTAAAATGAGCATGCACCCCGGGCATTTGCGGAGAGTTATCGTAAGCGCGTTATTCCGGCACCTGGGCAGGGGCGCTGCATCTGCTGCAGCCGTGGAGTTGCTAATGCTCACTGCTGCAACCGAGTCGCGCCTGGGCACATATCTTTACCAGATCCGGGGCCCGGCCGTGGGCATATTCCAGATGGAGCCGCAAACACATGATGATTTACAGTCCCGAAAGGTGATTGGCAGATATACCAATGTGCCCCTAGCAGATGCCCAGCGCATGGCCTGGGATCTGGCATATGCAGCGGTTATGGCCCGTATCTATTACATGCAGTTTATTGAGCCCCTGCCGGCAGCAGATGATATACCCGGCATGGCTGAATACTGGAAAGAGTATTACAACACCGAAGCTGGGGCTGGCACACCCGAAAAGGCAATAGCTGATTATGAACGGTATGTATTGCGACTATGACAGCATTGATGCCATGGTTGCCCTGCTGAAGCTTAAATACGGCACAGACAGCCAGGAGCTACAAGATCGGTTAAATGGCCTGCTGGCAGAGCCTATGGACCAGAAAGGCGAAGATGATGAGTAATAACATCCGGCAGTATTTCCCGGACTACTTGCGTGTAGAGTCTATTTTCGGCGGCAAGTGGCGAAACTGGCGGCTGGTTTCCAGGTTTCGTTATTTTCCATACAAAGGCAAGCCGCCCATTGAGGCGGAAGCAGGATTTGTTACTGACCTTACAAGCATCCCCTGGTTTCTGCGCTCGCTGATCCCGGTATGGGGCAGACATGGCCCGGCTGCCGTGATCCATGATTATCTATATGCTGTATCCGCTGGCAAGTTGTATGCAGACTGGATGTTTCTGCGGGCATTAAAGCAGTCCGGCTGCTGCGCGGCAAAACGATGGGCCATGTTTTTAGCCGTGCTGTGCTTTGGCTGGTTTGCCTATTGGAATCATAAACGTAAAAATAAAAAGGAGACACGCTATGTTTAAAAAAATCGGATCATTTTTACTTGGAATCGGAGCATGGCTGGCAGGCTATATAAAGACCGCAGCTGCCCGCATGCTCGACGAAATCGGACCCATCGCCGAAGATGTTGTGCGGCAAGTTGAAAAGCAATCTAATGGCCGAATGTCAGGCTCTGAAAAATTCGAGCTGGCCAAAACAATTTTGATTAAAAAATTATCGGCCAGGGGGATTGCCTTTACTGTTTCGATTGTCCATTCCGCCCTGGAGTTGGCTGTTGATCTGCTCCGGGATCGCAACCAGGAAGTAAAGGGCTAAAAATACATTATTAACGTAATGCCATAGCACTACACGCCTTGAGATCGTCCAAGTCATAGACCGCTATAACTTCGGCCACCCTCAAATCCTGGCCGGATGGCTTTTGCAGGCGCTCAAATTGTTTCCAGACGTTCATATATAGACCCTCTCTAAAGTTACCTGCTGCCTCATCGGACGGATCTTTAGGGTTGCCGCACTTCGGGCATCTGTGAGGTGATGTTTCGGTGCCCTTGTAAGCGGGTTTGTCCGGGTGTTTTTTTGACAACTCCTTAAATCCGCTTTTAGGTTGTTTTACAGGTTGTTGTGTTGGTGGGGGTGGGATGGTTCCGGTTTCGTGAAAGTCGTGTAGAGTTTGCCTTATAAGCTTTGCTTTTGGCGGCGGATAATCATAAGACCACCTTTTTTCATCAACATTGTATCCAAATTCCCTGTAAGCGCCTTTTGATGATCCGCGGTTCCGGTCTCTTGTAATAACGTTATACCAGTTGTTGCTGCTTGGGCCGATGAAAGCAGCGGGTTGGCCGTCCAGGCTAATTTCAATGTAAGGGGCATATATTGGGATGCCGGCTCCCCTGGCTTCTGCGGACATGAGGATTTCTTCTATGTGCTCTGGCATATCAGAAGTTGCACCCGACTGGCAAAGGGCATGGGCCAGGTGCTTGCAAAGCCTGCGTAGGTCTGTGGCTGGATAATCCTTTCTGCGTTTGTGGAAATCCGGGCAGGAGCAG